AAACCAACCCAGCACGAAATCCTTGTCGGTTGGTTCAGAGCTTCTTCGCTACACGCGCGAAAAGGGGGGCTCAGGGACCACGGACACTGTTAAGGGAGGCGTGGGTCCTGCAAGAGGTTACTACCAGCAATCTTCGCAGCCCGGTAATCGGGGCCCACGGACCACGGCCTATGGCGGTGAGTTAAATCTTGGCCCTGTACAGTTGTACGGGCAGCGCAATCAATCAAGTCAGGATGTTGTAGACCCTCGTTTCGCGCAGTATTTTCAGAACACCCTCTTCGACCAGAAAACAGACACAATAGGGGCCCGTGGTTCGTGGCCCGTGGGACAGGGTACGTTATCCGGTGACATAAACCGCCAGTATGGAACGGGCCGGTTCCCGCAGCACATTAGTCAGGATGCACGGCCCACGGGCCGCAACCCCAACGTAACGAACTATAGTGCGGGTTACGAGGGCCGCGTTGGGCCGGGCCTTTTAGGTTTGCAAGGCAACTTGACCGACGTTCGCAATATGGGCACGGGCAAGTCAATTCGAGGCTCGTATGAGATAGGTGACCCGTTTGGTTTGGGCGGAGACCTTTCTGCAACGGGCTCCTACAACAATCCCATTGGCGGTAAGAGTGCTGCCGAGGCCTTGTTCCGCTACAAGTTGAAGTTTTGAACGGAGGGTTTCCGATGAAGTTACTAGCCATATTGTTTGCAACATTAGTCTTCAGTTCATCGGCGCAGGCTGGTGTGACGTTGTGTCAGGGTAAGTACGCGCTTTGCGCGGCTTCGACGTGCCAGCCGACGGGAAAGATGATTTCCGCGAATAACGGCAAGACGTACCCGGAGGTTGTCTGCAAGTGTCCGATTCTAGAAGGCGAAGCCGTTGCGGACACTAGCATGGGGAACATGCAGGGGTCGTGTGCCCCAACGGATAGCGAGCATGTGTGGAGTTTGTTCGCCCCCAAAAAGTACTATCCGCAAGAGGCGAGCGGGTTCAGCAAGCTCCCCGAGAAGATGAAAGCTGCGGTACAGCGATGTGACGCAAGTTTGAATCAGGGGTATGAGGCGAGCAACTGCTTTAGTTTTAACTGCAAGATCGGGTCCGGTGGCATTGCAGTCTGCCGCTGCCCCATGGGGCAGGTTCCAGCGAACACGACATTTCTGACGGAAGCGGGGCAGGGTAACCCGGAAGCTTGCTATCAGCACCCTGTAAGCTTACCTGTCCAACAGTAGCAAACAAGTCTTTTACGCCCGTCTGAATGCGGGTAAGGTAAAGGGCGGGGAAGCATCAAAAAGGAAGAAACGCAATGACTAATGTAATGGGACGAGAATTTCCGTATACGCCGGAAGGTAGGGCGGCGGCACAGCAGTATTCACAGGCCATGGGAATGCGCAACCCCGGTCCTATGGGCTTTCGCCCGTTGGGGTATGCCGACGGCGACGCGGTTAATGCAAACAGGCAGATCTACAGTGATTTTAAGACGGCCCTAACTGAACTGCCTGAGAATAAGTTAGCCGAGTACATATATAATAACCTGAGTAATCTTAAATCTATGTCGGAAGCGAACCCCGCCGCCGCCGCACAACTCGCCGATGCCATGGAGAAGTCAGGGTTCGAGGGGTACATGCGTAATCTTATACAGGGCGCAGGGCAGGTGCCCGAAGAGCAGGTGCCCGAAGAGCAGGGCGGCAACCTTGGCCGTATGGGCACCTCGACGCAGGGAATGTCCGACTTCATGCGGCTCCAAGGGCAGGGCGGCAACTTTACCCCCACCGGTGCGATTCTTGACGAAGTTCCGGTGATGGCTCCTACAGGAGGGAGGCTTTCGGACAGAGACGTAGAGAATCTTATGCGGCCCCAAGGGCAGGTGCCCCCGCCCGAAGGGCAGGTGCCCCCGTCGTGGGGGGAGAACCTGACGCAGATACCTGGGCCGCAGGGCCTCCTCATGGATCCTCTAAACCCCGGCATAGATTCTATAGAAGAGTTACCCAATCCTCCCTGGATGTCAGACCCTCGTTTTAAGGGTTACTACAATCCTGATCAGCTAAATCCGTTTTTCAATCCCAACGAAATTGGAGTTGCAAACGGCGGATACATCACGCGCAATATGAACCGAGGCGGTCTCATGTCTCTGAGGCGCGGATAAGAATGGCTAGAAACCCGCTTCCTCGCAGTAATTTCGGTACGGCCTCTCTTGTAGAGCGCCGTAACGACATACCGACAGTAGATCTGGAGGCCGGTCCCGATGCGGAGGTCATGCTGGATGACACCAGCATCATAGAGACCCCGGACCTTAGTATTGAACTGGAAGATGACGGCGGCGTGGTCGTGGACTTTGATCCGGTTGTAGATCGCCCGGAGGGCGGCGGGTTTTACGACAATCTCGTAGAAGAACTGGACGACAATGTTGCGTCGATAATTGCTTATGATCTGTTGGATCAGTACGAGGCCAACAAGGATGGCCGCAAGGACTGGGAAGAAACGTATCGCACGGGGCTTGAGCTTCTTGGTTTCAAGTACGAGGAGCGTTCGGAACCTTTCCGGGGCGCTGCCGGTGTGACGCATCCGCTTCTTGCAGAAGCCGTGACCCAGTTTCAGGCGCAGGCTTTCGGGGAGCTTCTTCCTGCCGGAGGGCCCGTAAATACGCAGGTCCTTGGGAAGGCCACTCCGCAGGTCGAGGATCAGGCCGAGCGCGTCCGCACGTATATGAACTATCAGATCACATGTGTAATGAAGGAGTATACTCCGGAGTTTGATCAGATGCTGTTCTACCTGCCGCTTGCAGGTTCCACGTTCAAGAAAGTGTATTACGACGAGTTCCTTGGTCGCGCGGTGAGTAAGTTTGTCCCCGCGGAGCAACTGGTCGTACCGTATACCGCGACCGATCTGGAGACCGCGGAGAATGTAACGCACGTCATTCAGATTTCCGAAAACGAGCTTCGCAAAAAGCAGGTTGCGGGGTTTTATGCCGACATAGAGGTTTCCGCGTCTCAGTCAGATCCTTCCGAAGTTCGCGAGGAGATGGACGACATTTCGGGCATAGAGCCCAGCCGTCTGGACACCGAAGTAACGCTTCTGGAATGCCATGTAGACTTGGATCTTGAAGGGTTCGAGGACGTTGGGGAAGACGGAGAGCCGACGGGAATCAAGCTTCCGTATGTTGTTACGGTGTCCGAGGACAGTGGTGAGGTTCTCAGTATCCGCCGCAACTACAAGGAGGACGACGATAACCGGAACAAGAACCAGTATTTCGTTCACTTCAAGTTCCTTCCCGGCTTTGGCTTCTATGGCCTTGGTTTGATCCACATGATTGGCGGATTAAGCCGCACGGCCACCGCAGCACTGCGTCAGCTTATCGATGCAGGGACCTTGTCCAATCTCCCGGCGGGTTTCAAAACTCGTGGGCTTCGTATACGCAATGACGACGAGCCTCTGTCGCCGGGCGAGTTCCGCGACGTAGATTCTCCGGGCGGCGCAATCCGCGATTCTTTGATGCTGCTTCCGTACAAGGGGGCCGATCAGACACTCTTTCAGTTGATGGGTTTCTGCGTGGAGGCCGGTCAGCGCTTTGCGGCGGTTTCCAACTTGCAGGTAGGCGACGGTAACCAGCAGGCCGCGGTCGGTACTACCATTGCAATGCTGGAGCAGGGCGCAAAGGTAATGTCCGCCATTCACAAGCGGATGCACTACGCCCAGAAAGAAGAGTTTTCACTGCTCGCAAAGGTGTTTGGCGAATCCCTGCCCCCTGAATACCCCTACAACGTTGTGGGCGCGGAGCGGACTATTAAAGCGGAAGATTTTGACGATAGGATCGATGTTATTCCTGTGTCAGATCCAAACATCTTCTCCATGTCGCAACGGATCACTCTTGCACAAACGCAACTCCAGTTGGCCCAGTCGGCTCCGGATCTTCATAATGTGTACGAAGCATTCCGCCGCATGTATAAGGCAATTGGTGTTCGGGACGTAGATTCAATCTTGAAGGTCGTTGATCAGGAAGAAGAGACACCAAAGGATCCGGCGGTTGAGAACTCCGAGGCTTTGGAAAATGTAGAGTTAAAGGCGTTTCAGGGGCAGAATCACAAGGCTCATATAATGGCGCATCTTGTGTTTGGTTCGGCTCCTTTAATCGGACAGCTTCCCGCTGTCGCAATGTCCTTGCAGAAGCACATCATGGAGCATGTTTCCGTTCAGTCCAAGGAGCAGGTTGCTTCTCAGATGATTGATCAGCTTCAGGGTCAGGCCCCGACTGAGGAGCAGAGTCTTGAAATAGAGTCCATGGTCGCAGAGTTCATCGCGCAGGGTATGCAAGAAGTAAAAGCTATGAGCGCCGAA